CTGGTGCTGCCCTGGTGTTTGACCTGATGAAGGTGCAGACAGCAGGACTGCTCAGCAAGACCTACTTCCAAGGCATTAACGAGCTGTATGAGGCGGCGTTTGACCCAAGCAAGGTCTTTACCGGGCCTAACAAGCGCAGTGCTACTAGCCGTTTCATGCAGCGCATCATTGCCAGCATGGTGCCCCACAGCTCTGCGTTGCGTGAGATGCGCCGGGCTGTAGATCCAGTCCAGCGCCGGGTTGAGCCAAGCCTTGAGGGTGGCTTTGGCGGGTTCTGGGAAGAGACCTGGCAAGAAATCAAGAACGCTCTGCCGGGCATGTCGTATGACCTGCCGCCTGTAAGGGATTGGTCGGCACCTGGCACTCCACCAGTGGTCATGCCAGCGTTGTTTGGCAACAGGGACCTGGCTGAGAACGCACCGTGGATGGCCGCGCTGATGCAGTACGTGCCTGTCTACAGCGCGTTCAAGGTTGGCCAGCAACTGGCTGACCCTGTGCAGCAGGAAATGGCCAGCATGCACGGCAAAGGCACGATGTTTGCCGGGCCTAGGGCGTCGGACTTTGGTTCTGAGCTGTACCTGGCGCCGTCAGAGCTGGACCAGTACGTGCAGATCTTTGGCCGTGTCAAAGATCCAGCCGGCAGGACCTGGCACCAGGCAGTCGATGCGCTGATCCGCACGGCTGATTACCAGTCCCTGCCTATCGACCCGCCTTCCGGGCAGTTTGTCAGCCATCGTGCTGCCTTAATCCAAACGGAGATTGCCCGCTTTAAGCAGCTGGCCAAGCAAGAGTTCCTGTACACCACGCCAAAAGGCGCTGAAATACTGGAAGCCCAAGAGGTCTTGAAGGGTCGCCAGAATGAACTTAACTACATCCGGCAGTACGGTGTACCTGGGGCTAGCCGAGGCAACGCTGGCGGCAATCTTGAACTACTTGACTTGAACCGCTGATGGCCTACTCCTACGTCGTCTACACCGGCAACGGGGCTACCACCCAGTACGCGATCCCCTTCCAGTACATCAAGAAGGAGCACGTCAAGGTCTTCGTCAACTTCGTTGACACGGCGTACACCTACGTCAACAACACCACGGTGCTGCTGGCCTCTGCACCAGCAAACGGGATCAGGGTGGAGGTGCGCCGGATCACCCCGGCTAACACCCCCCTGGTCGATTTTGTTGATGGGTCCACGCTGGTAGCCAGTGACCTAGACACCAGCAACCTGCAGCACCTGTTCCTGGAGCAGGAGCTGGACGACAGCCTGAAGCAAACGGTCAGCATTGACCCGGCTACGGGCCTGCCAACGGCTGGCAACCAGCGCATTACCAACGTCGGCGCACCCGTTGCCGCCAATGATGCAGCAACAAAAACGTATGTCGACTCCAACGTCGGCGCAGTCAGTGCATCCGCGACAAACGCAGCTAACAGTGCCACTGCCGCAGCCAACAGCGCTACCGCTTCGGCTAACAGCGCTACCGCCTCGGCTAACAGCGCGACTGCATCTGCAAACAGCGCCACAGCGTCAGCCAACAGCGCCACAGCGTCAGCCAACAGCGCAACAGCTGCTGCAAACTCAGCTACAGCTGCCAACACATCGGCCACCAACGCAGCCACAAGCGAAGACAACGCTTTTGACAGTGAAACAAACGCAGCTAACAGCGCAACTGCTGCTGCTAACTCTGCTGCCTCAGCACTGGCAGCGTTTGATCAGTTTGACGACCGCTACCTAGGCAGCTTTGCCGTTGATCCAACCCTGGATAACGACGGCGATCCGCTGAACGCTGGTGACCTGTACTTCAGCACCACGCTGTCGGCTATGCGGGTCTACACCGGCACTATCTGGGTGACGGCTTATGTGCCTGGTGATGCTGCCAACATTGTATTTGCTCCCTTTGGCACGATTGCTTCCAACAATGTGCAGGGGGCGATCCAGGAGCTGGTTGACGAGAAGCTGAACCTGACAGGTGGTACGGTCACTGGTGACGTGTTGCTTGATAACCAGTCAGACCTACGCTTTGGTGAGGCAACTGGCCAAGGTGGTCAATATGTAGCTTTCCAAGCTCCGAGCGCGATTGCAGCCAACGTCACCTGGACGCTGCCCGCTACGGATGCCACGGTCTCTGGTCATGCCCTGAAGTCAAACGCCGCTGGCGTACTGAGCTGGGGCACTGCTGGTGGGGCAGCAGGTGGTGGTACGGATGACGTGTTCTACGAGAACTCGTCCACTATCACTACCAGTTATTCCATCACGGCAGGAAAAAACGCCCTCAGCGCAGGGCCTATCGTAATTAACAACGGGGTCACCGTGACTATTCCAAACAATTCCAACTGGGTGGTGGTCTGATCATGCCTATCACTATCAACGGGTCCGGCACTGTTACTGGCATCAGCGCAGGTGGTCTTCCTGACGGTTCCATTACATCTGATGACCTTGCAGCAGGTGCAGTCACCGCAGCCAAGTTGGCAGCAGGTGTTGGGGGAAAAATCCTGCAGGTGGTGAGCACTCAATACGAAACACCAACCACAGTCAGTCAATCAGCAAACACCCATGCTGATATGCCTTTTAGCGTGAGCATTACGCCAACAACATCCACCAGTTTAATGTTGGTTTCTTTCTCCCTTATGGGAGAAACGGGAGGTTCTCCTTGGGACGCAATGGGAGCGTTTGCGCGTACCATTTCTGGCACAAGAACAGTTGTACTGCCATCGTCTTATGGATCAAGAAGTCCCGGTATAGTTGCGTTTGCAGATAGTTTTGGAAGCGCTGGCAACAACGATTCAACACCTGGAGGTTTTTACTGTCATATGTTCCCTGACTCTGGGCGACCAGCAAATACAAACACAATTACATATACTCCAACGGCTCTCCAACACGCAGCTAGCACGTTTTACTTGAACAGAACTGTAGGAGATGGTAATAGTATTGGTTATGAAAGAGGCATTAGCTGGATCACAGTCATGGAGGTAGCAGCGTAATGGACTGGCATACAGGAATCAGAGCTGCGTATCCAGATGCGCTTCTCATCATCCAAGGCAACACCCTTGACGATCTTGTTGTCACCAATCAGGAGACTGGTGAACCGTTTGAGTTTGACCAGGCTCTAGCACAATCTGCTTGGAACGCAATCGCAGCTGCAGCCGCAGCCACCGCCTACCAACGCCAACGGCAACCTGAATACCCGCCAGTTACCGAGCTAGCGGACGCCTTGTACTGGGCATCAGAGGGTGACACCAGCAAGCTGGACGCTTATTACGCAGCTTGTGCTGCTGTCAAAGCCAAGTATCCCAAGCCCCTGGAGGTGACCCCATGAGCAAACTACGACTTACCGGATCCACCAGCGGCTTCACAGAGCTGACTGCACCTGCTGTGGCAGGATCGAACACCCTGACCCTGCCTACGGGGAATGGCACCGCAGACCAAGCACTGGTTACCAACGGATCGGGCACGCTGAGCTTTGCGGATCGCGGGCGGATGACGCTTGCCACCGCTCAGAACAGCACCTCCGGCACCAGCATCGACTTCACCGGGATTCCCAGCTACGTGAAGCGAATTACGGTGATGTTTAGCGAGGTGAGTACCAGTGGAACGTCATCAGTATTAACGCAAGTAGGAGCAACAAGCATACAAACAACTAATTACCGCAGTTCTTCAAATATCTTTGCCACTGGAGTGGGAACAGTGAATTCGACTGCCGGATTTTTGCAACACCTTGCTGGAAATGATTCGGCAGGTGCAATACGAAACGGTCTAATTACATTGGTTTCAATTGGCTCAAATATTTGGGCAGCATCAGGAATTGTTGGGCTTTCTAATGTAGCAACCACAACAATAATTGGCGGCTCCGTAACCCTCTCCGGCACCCTTGACCGCATCCGCATCACCACCGTCAACGGCACCGATACCTTTGATGCTGGCACCATCAACATTATGTACGAGGGCTGACCATGAGCACACTCAAAGTTAACTCCATCGAGTCCAGCAGTGGTGGTGGCATCAACATCATCAAGGGTTTTAACCGCCGCCCACCGCTTCATCGTGGTCCGTTATTTACAAAAACAACTGCTACCACACTTAGCGTGGTTGCCGACTGCTCGCTAAACGGCTTCTTCTATAGTTCCGCCACAGCTGTGACGATGGGCACGCATACCAATAACACGGATATGGCGATCTGGCAGCACCCAACCAGTGGGGCATTAGTTAGTGACGCGAGTTTCACTACGGCACCAGCAGGAGCTACGGGCGGCTCAATCGTTGCCGGCTATCACTACATCCCCAGCGGTCGCCCCACAGCAGTGAATA